GTGCTGAGCCAGTAGTCCACATAGGGCAGCGCGAGTTGACTGAGTGACATGCCGCTGAAGTTGTAAACGGGCTTCAGCAGATCAGGCACTGGCCGGGAGACGAACGTGAGCAAACGGGTGGCGTGAATTTCCTGCGCGTAGATGAACCATGATGACGGCACGTAGTAATCCTGCGCACGCGGATTGTCGGCGTTGTACTGCGCAGGATACGTGGTGATCGGCTCGATGCCCTTGATGCGCTTGAGCGAGCCCTTCTGAATCTTCGCTTTGTCGATCAGCAGCGGCTTCTTCAATTCTTCCGCGTCGTCTTTGTCGCCGAAATCCAGGTAGATCTGAGCGCGGCCCATGAAGCTGTCCATCGTCGCGGCCCAAGTGAACCACTCCTTGACGTGCAGTTCCTTCATCTTCGCTTCGATCTTGTCGATCTGATCGTCGCGGCCTTCTTCGCCGCTGGCCCGCAGCTTGATCCACTTGCGCGTCATCTCTTTCGCGGTGCTCTCGCTGATGTCGCGATACTCGTTGATCTGCGTCAACTCAGTGAGGAACGCGAAACCGGGGAAACCGCCACCGCTGAAGAGCGCGGCACTCGTTGAACTGCTGAGCGTCGGCGCGGGATACGCTGCGTCCATCGCGAGCACATGATCGTTTGGCGCGATGCCGTCGAAGGGCGGTGTGTAGGGCTTCAGTGAAAACTTCGGCTTCGGCATCGCGTTGGCGGCAACGCCGCTACGATCTGCGAGCGCAGAAAAAACGGCCTCGTCAGAGACCGCCATGATGCGCTGTTTGAAATCTTCAACCGCCTGAGTCGTCGAGGTGGCCTGCTCTGCACGACGCCGAGCAATTTCTCTCGTGTTTCGATAGTCGCGCAGTTTCTTGCCGAACCAGTTCATGAACGCCTCGCAGGACCGCTGAGTGCAGTCGTGATGAATCCGTTGCGTGGATCGCTGTGGGTCATGCGCCTGCTCCAAACATTCTCAGAAGTTCGTCTGGAATTTCCATCGGCCCACGTTTCGCGATTGCTTCTTCCATCGCTCCGATGAACGAGTCTATGTCGTCGTCCGTCTTAATGTTGGGGAAATTTGCCGCGTTGTCAACAAAATCTGACACCCAGGGCTCGCCTTCTGGTAGGGCGATCATACTTGCTTCGTGCGTTGGGGAGACCGTGTCAGCACGTAACACCTTATCAGTGGAACGAATAGACTCGAAGATGGGCACGAGCGAGTCGCGGCGAGTCGCTTGCACTGTAGCCTTGCCGGACGCGCTGCCGCCGCCCTCAACGAAGACCCGGCTTGGTCGCCACTTGTCGTATTGCAGTTGGACTTGCCGCTTCACCTCGGGAAATTCCAAGCGACCCTTCCATACTTCAAGGACGTAGTAGCGATTCCGCCCGATGCCCAACGTCGTGCAGGCGCTCCAGTCGTTCTGCTTCTTCGTGCCGAGGGCTGTGTCCCATGACTGAATCACCTCAACGATGCCCAGCGCCTGAAACAGTTCGCGCTCCTGCTCGGCGGTCATCATCGAGAGCGGGACGAGTGGCTTATACCACGACCAATTCTCCCGTTTGAAGATGTTTCCTTCTGCTGCTGATGGGCTCTGCTGGTAGAGCGACGCCCACACTTTGCTGCCGACTCCAGGCTCGTCGCTCGTGCCCGACTTGATGCGCTCAAGCATCTCCAGATTGTAGCGCTCCGGGTGCAGTGGATCGCCTGCCTTGCGCAGCAGTCGCCCGTCGAGCCTGCTGTATTCGTCTTCCTCTGCGATCGCGGGGAACTTGAACACGTCCCACTTCTCGCCGCCCTTCTTCATGTTTGAGAGCAGCCGCCCCGCCAGATCGTCTTCATGCCAGCGCGTCATGATCAGCAGAATGCCGCCACCGGGCATCGCACGCGTGTAGAGCGTTGACGCGAACCAATCCCAAATTGATTGCCGCACCGTTTCCGAATGCGCTTCTGCCGCGTCCTTCACCGGGTCATCGATCAGCAGCACCTCGCCACCACGACCTGTCACGCCTGCGCCAACGCCCGCGCTCTTGTAGACGCCACGCTTGTTCACGATCTCGAAGATGTCGCTGTTCCGAAGATACGAGCCATCCGCGACCGTGCGGATATTCTTGCCCCACAGCGTCGTCTCGGGAAACACCTTGCGATATTCGGCGCTGTCGATGATGCGCTGAGCGTCTCGATTGATGCTGCTGGCGAGATCGCTGGCATACGACGTGGCGATGAACGTGATGTTGGGATACTTGCCGAGTGCATACGCAGGGAAGCGTCGCGAGGTGAGTTCCGTTTTCCCGTGTCGAGGTGGGGCCATGATGATAAGTCGTGGCGATTTCTTTGCCACGACTTCGGCGAGGAAGTTGTCGAGCACATGCGACAACTCTTCGTGAAAGAAGCCCGCCTCGTAATCCGGCTTAGTGTATTTCGTGAAGTTGAGCAGGCCCTTACGAGCGCGTGCGCAGCGCACATCGTCCAGCGACATGTTGGCAAAATCAGCCAGCAGAGTTCGCGTCGCCATCGATGGCCTCCATCTTCATCAGCACAGCCTCAAGCACCGCAAGGTCATCGTCGGGGAGCCTGTCGAGATCGCGCTTCACGACGACCGTCTGGTTTCGCGTGTCGACCAGCGTAGGCGAATCGAGCCCAAGCAGCTTCGCACGCCGCTCCATGATCCGCAGCAATGTGTCCGCGGTGCGCGGGTCATTGCGACGCGTGAACAGACTCAACGTCATCTTGTCGAGCCTCTCAAGCTCGATGCGCCGATAGTCGTCAGCCAGCATCAACGTGTGGGACTTCAATTCCTCCACCGCGATCTTCAGACCCTCATGCACAGTGGCTGACGCGAGCCCCATTTCCTTGGCGATCGCACGCTCGCTGGCCCCTGCGATGCGAAGCTCCAGCATCTTCTCTCGACGTTCAGCGGCGAGAGCCATGCGCGGGTTCGTAGGCAGCTTGCTGCGTGCGCGACGCTGCTCCGGTGTGAGCCGCTGCCGCCCTGCAGCCTTCAGTGGGACGAGCACCTCACGCGATGCGACAACCGCTTTGGGCTTGCGCGGCTTCGAGGACTTCGGCGCAGGCTTCGGTGCGTCGCCCTTCAATCGAGCAGGCACCTCTGGCTTCTTCGTCTTGCGATGCGTCGCCATTATTCTTTCCCGCCCAGCAGTCGCATTGCCGCGTCCTTGTCAGTCATCGGCTCGCCTGCATACACGAACACCGCGCATGGCCGACCACCGATTTTGTTTTTGTCGTTGTCCGCAGTGAGCGTGCTCGTCTTGCCCTGAATGGGAGAGAACACGCCAGGGCGCTTGATCATCGACCAGCACTTCGAGTTATCGAACGCCCGAATCAGAGCCGGGTGCGCTGGATACGTGTGCATGCGCAGGCCAACCGCTTTGTATGCCGAGCCCAGCGTGTCGCTCAGCACCATCGCCAGCCCAAGCCCTTGCCAGTCGGGAAGCGTGACCAGCCTTGAGAGTCCCTTGATGTCCTTCACCTTCGGGTGCGGGCGATGCAGCATGCCGCCGAATGCAGCGGGCGAACCATCCACGAAGAGGCAGAAGCACGCAGCGGCCTTGTGCAGTTCCTTCGTCAAATAGTGATACGGAGCGAACAGTTGCCAGTAGGAGTGCGGAACGCGAGCGATTTCGACATTGATAGCGGGGCGCCGTTGAACCGCCCTCCGAGTCAGCGTCATCGTCGCAGGCTCGAAGATCCAGTCTGGCTGCAGCCAGTCGATGAGATCGTAGTGGCAAGTGACTGCTACGAATTGCCGCCCGTGCTTGCGTGCCCACTTCTGCACCGCGTGACTGCCGATCTTTGCAACCTGACGATCCACCACGCTCGTGAACTCGTCCACCATCACGATGCCCTTCTGCTCCACGATGCGTCGCGCCAGATCTACGCGAAACCGTTCTCCGTTGCTGAGCACATGATGCGGGCGCATCCACGCCGGGATCGTGTTGAAGCCTACGCTCTGGCACGCCTCGGAAATGTCCTTCATCGTGGCCGACTTGTCGAAGTCATCGATGCACGCATTCTTTGGCGACCACTTGAACTGGACTTCATCGCCGAACACCTGACGGGCGATGCTGCTCTTGCCGCACCCTGATGGGCCGACGATCAAACCGATCTGCCACGGCTTGTCCTCGATGACCATGTCTCCGTGCCACTCCAGATGGGAGACCTCTACTGCAGGCACATCGAACATCGCTTCCAGTTGCTTCACGCGAGACGTGCGGGAGATTTTGCTTTCAACTACGAGATCAATGCGCGACATGGTAGACCTTCCGATTCAAAGCGGGTGAGCAGTTCGGTCTGCTGCTCTTCATCCCTGCAGTCAACGATCACGCGATATTCCATGCCGCTGAGTTGCGAACCAGTGTCGAGCGCGGCACCCACGATGGATGCAGCGTCCGCTTCTTCACTTGCGAGCAGTGCGAGCAGTGCCGGATTGTCCGCACCGATTTCGTCGATCAACTTCGCGTACATCGTCTCATCCGCTTGTGCCAATGCGCCAACCGCATCGAACGTGGCGAGAGCGATGTGCTCTTCCTTCGGCGACAGATCCACGTAGCACACCGGGATCGTCTTCTCTTTCTTCGCCAGTGCCATCTCGACGCGCAAGTGACCGTCGATGATGTTGCCTGTGCGCTTGTTCACGATCACGCGCTGCACCCAACCGATCTGATCGAGCGTGCCAGCAAGCGCCTGCTGCTGGTGCATCGGGTGTTTGCGCCAGTTCAGCACGTTCGGGATCAGCGTCGATGGGGAGACATCAGCCTCCGCGACGATGCGCGAGTTCCAGCGCTGGGCCTGCTTGCTTCGAGGTGCGCGGGATTGTGCCCTAGGTGACACGGGAGCGACTGCGCTGCTGCTGAGCCGCGTCGTGGGTTTGCTGCGTGCAGGGAGTGTCTTCGGTTTCGTCGCCATGTGGGGAAGCATACGCCGACGCGCAGCGCAGTCCATCACGGGGAGCATTTCGACCGTTTGAGATTCTGTTTCTGTCATGCGGACCCGCGCCACCACTGCATCCGCATGATCGCTCAGAAACACAGCAACAGATCTTATTTCGATTCTGTTTATGCCGCCTGTGCCTTATTTCTCAACAAAATTTTTGCCTTGAGAACTATTAAACATATTCTTTTTCTTCTTCTAAGAGAATTCAAAAGAGAGAGAAGAAGATAGAAGAATGTATTTAAGTAAGGTAGATATATGTAGACTAGAAAGTTCTGTTTCTGTTTTCTGTTTCTGGTGAGAGAACCGCGCCGCTGCTGACTCTGCCCGTAAAACGATTTTCGTTTCCCGCATTGTGTTATGAATCGGGCCTCCTTGAGTCTAAAAAATAAATAGTTTTATGCGATCGACCCGGCAACCTCAACACCCATCAGCGTTTGCATGAAGTAAATAAATAACTATTTCGCAGACGACGCGAGCGCTACGATGATCGTTCGCGCACTCACGCTCGGGTGCCCTCTAGGAGCCTCGCATGCCAGCCCAAGATCTCATCCAAGCTGCGCTCGATCTAGCGCAACGCGCCATCGATCAGCCCACGAAACTGCATCGGGCAGAACTCCTGAAAGAACTCGCTGCGTTGCGAGCACGACAGCGCGAGCTACCCGAACCATCGCCCGTCGGCGCATCCGGTTTCTGGAAGCGCTATCGGGAGACGCAGCCGTTTCAAGTCACCGACAACGCGACCGGGCTCAGTGAAACGATCCTCGATCTGCAGAAGGTGGCTGAACGCTGGCGCATCAGCGTCGGCACGTTGAAGCGCAAGCTCGATCTAAATCGCGGTGAGTGTCTCGTGTGGGCCGTCGTGCCCAACGATCATGCGCACCTGACGCCTGGGGATCGCGTCGAAGTTACGATCACTCGTCTGCCGCACGCTTGAGCCGTCTCATGGCTAAGCCCAAAACTCCCCGCACAGCGTGGGATCAACTTGCCATCGACAAGCTGGCAAGCTCAGGTCTCACGATCGATGACGCAAAGCTCTTGCGCATCGAATATCTCAACGCAGAGCAGACGCACGCAGAGCACGCATCCTTCAGTCCGCTGCCGTCGCTCAAGTTCAACTACATCGACCCGCACACGGGCGAGTCGTCACGCTGCGCCCCAGGTCGGCCAGTGTTCGCACGCTATCGCTATCTGAAGAACGATCCGAACGACATCGCTGCCGCAGCGAAGGGTAAAGCGCGACGCTACACGAATGCTCCCGGCGTCGGCGTGTGTGCCTACTTCCCAAGCAACATCGATTGGGCGCCGATCCTCGCTGATCCGCGCAAGCACATTCACATCACTGAGGGCGAACTGAAGGCAGCGTGCGCGTGCAAGAACGGGTTCCCAACCATCGGCATCGGCGGCGTGAGCAACTACCGCAGCGGCAAAGAAGACATCATGCTGATCCCCGATCTCGCGAAGATCAACTGGTCAGGCCGTCGCGTCTTCACGATCTTCGATTCCGACTATGACCAGAATCCTGCAGTGTGCGCGGCGATGAACGGACTTGCCGAGCAACTGTATCAGCGCGGCGCACTCCCCTACTTCGTGCCGCTGCCCGATGTTGTGCAGGGCGGCAAGACAGGTCTGGATGATTTTCTCGTCAACGAGCGCGGCGTGAATCCCCTCGGCGATCTCATCGAGCAGCGTGCCGAGTCGCTCACGATCAGCCGTGAACTGTGGGCGCTCAACGATCAGGTGATCTACGTGCAAGACCCCGGCATCGTGCTCGTGCGCGACACGAATCAGAAGATGGCAGCGAGCGCGTTCACCGGACACGCGTTCTCGAACGTCATCGTGCCCGAGCGTGTCGTGCGTCCCGACGGCAGCGTGTCGCTCAAGGCCGTGAGTGCAGCGGACAAGTGGATGAGCTGGCCCATGCGCGACAGCATCGGTCGAGTCACCTACGCGCCCGGCAAAGACCAGCAACTGATCAACGGCAGCGTGCGCACGAGCGAATGGAACATGTGGCCCGGTTGGGGCACAGAGCCGAAGAAGGGCGATCACGCACCGTTCGTGAAGCTGCTCAATCACATCTTCACAGGCGCAGACCCCGACGATCTCAAGTGGTTCATCCAATGGCTCGCGTATCCGCTGCAGCATCCCGGCACGAAGCTCTTCACTGCCGCAGCGCTCGTCGGTCGTCATCACGGCACAGGCAAGTCGATGATCGGCTACATCATGGGCCAGATCTACGGGAAGAACTTCACACAGATCAAGCAAGCGGACATGGAAGGCACGTTCACCGAGTGGTGCGAGAACAAGCAGTTCGTCATGGTTGACGACATCACCGGCACCGACAAGCGGCACGTCGCTGACGCGTTCAAGTCGATGATCACGCAGAAAGAAGTTCGCATCAATATCAAGTTCGTGCCGAGCTTCTCCGTTCCTGACTGCCTGAATTTCCTGCTCACGTCCAACCAGCTTGACGCAATTTTTCTCGAAGACGACGACCGGCGCTTCTTCATCCATGAAGTGAAAGTGCCGCCTCTTGATGACGCATTCTACATGATGCTCGACAAGCGCATGAAGGACGGCACGCTGGCCGCTGCCGTGTTCCACTACCTGATGCGCGTGGACCTCAGCGACTTCAATCCGAATGCACGCGCACGCAAGACGCTGGCGAAGGAACTGATGACCGCTGACGTGAAGTCCGATGTCGGCTCGTGGGTCGCGAAGCTCATCGCAGATCCCGATGGCACGCTGCGCACCGGCAACGTGAAGATCGACGGCGACCTCTTCAGCAACAAGGAACTGCTGAACATCTACGACCCGACGCAGCGCACGCAAGTCACCGCGAATGGGCTTGGCCGTGAGCTTCGTCGTGCAGGCGTGCAGTATTACCGCGACGGCAAGACCGTGAAGACGATCAAAGGCACAGACCGCTACTACATGATCCGCAACGTGGAGAAGTGGGCGAAGGCCAAGCTCGAAACCGCTGTGCATCATCTCGATGCACGCTACAAGATTGGAGGTGCACGATGAAGTGCTATCACTGCGAGAAGGAGGGGGTATTCGCTTATCACTCAGACAGGACCATGCACATGCTCTGCGCTCTGCACGCGAACGACGCTCAGCAGATCCTCGCCCCGCCCGTCGAGATCACCGGGCTGAAATACGACAAGACATGGACGGACGATGTGGACCTCGCCGAGATTGATCTACGCGGCGAACAAGCGCCGACGAACTCAGAAGAATGTGATGCAGTGAGGCAGATGCCCTCTGATGGCTGCTCAGGACCGTTCAATGCGTACCTGAAGATTAGAGAGAGCGAGATGGGTGGATGTCTACCCAAGTGCAGCAAGTGCTCAACAGAGTGGGCACCGATCTGGTTTCACAACGGCAACAACGATGGCACCGTGCTGTGTGGAAAGTGTGCGTTGAAGAATTCACTGTGCGAATCAGATCCCAACGGCATCGACCCACACGGCCCTGGTGCGAAGCTCGACGCGGGCAAGCTGAAGGCCGCGCTCGTCATGGGCGACTTCGCTCGTGCGCTCACTGAGGTGATCCGCGTCGGCACGTTCGGGGCGAACAAGTATTCCGCACACGGTTGGCTCTCAGTGCCGTCTGGAGTCGATCGCTACACCGACGCGATGCAGCGTCACTTTCTCACCGAGAGCAAAGGAGAAATCATGGACCCTGACAGCAACATCATGCACGCTGCGCATCTCGCGTGGAATGCGCTCGCTCGTCTGGAACTCATGCTGCGCGGGGGAAGTCATGACTGAATTTCTCATCATCGTGAAGCGAGACTACCTGAACAACGGCACGCATCACGATGCGCGTGTCGTGCAAGCGAGCGACGCGGCGAATGCAGTCTTCGTGTCAGGCTTCTCTGCCACAGACGTGATCCGCGTGGAGCGCGTGTCATGAATCTCACGCTGAAGATTCTCATCGGTGTCGCAGCATGGCACGTCATCGGTGCCGTCGCGATCACGTTCGCAGACGACGAGGAGAACCATCTCACTCAGTGGGTGTTCAACGCGCCCTGCGGATTCGACGTGCTCTGCGTCACGCTCTGGCCCGTCGTCGTCTACTTCTACCGCTTCTACCGCTCCTACAAGTAAACCCGTGGCGCACTCGCGCCCATCTCAGGAGTCACCATGCCAGAAACCTACACCGTCGTGCTCTTCGCACCCGATGGCTCGCGTCACGAGCATTCAGGATGCACTGAGGCCGTGGTGCTCGACACGGCGAACGCCTCGCTGCTGAGCTTCGTCTTCGACGGCAAGCAGCGCACGACCAACCTCCCTCACATCGTCATCACCCACCCTGCCACTCAGGAGCCCGCATGAACTGCACCGTCGTTACTCTCCCTGGAAAGTGCATGCGCTACGTCGCGAGCACCGCTGAAGGCCGTCAGATGCGCGAGATCTTCATGCAGGAATTCGGCGTGAAGAAGAAGGAAGTGCTCATTCAGCCGTGCCAGATTCTCACCAGCAAGCCCGACCTCATTGCATTCCTGAATGAGATGCTCGTGCAGATCGACGCGCACGGGAAGGAGTAGAAATGTTCCCGCACGAAGAAGCGCTCGAAGCTCTCGGCCTGGACGAGACCGCTCGCGTCGCCGACGTGAAAGACAATTTCCGCATGCTCGTGTGGAACGCGCATCCAGACCACGGCGGCACGCGGGAGAAATTCGATGCGCTCTCGGACGCATATCGTGAAGCGCTGCAGTGGGCGAGTCGCGTGCCGTGCGGAACGTGCGACGGTGCAGGAATTCAGTCGTCAGTAGGCGCGAACTTCAAGGTGAAGACGAAGCCCTGCGAAGCGTGCAACGGCACGGGTCTGCGCGGGTAGCGGCAAACGCAGCAACGGCGCGGGTCTCAGAGCTTTCATATGAGACCCGCGCCGTTGCTGCGTCCGCACGCCGCAGGACTTAGGCCGCCGAGCCCAGCGGAGATGCAGTAACCACGCGAGTTCCCGAGCGCGGCAGAGTCAACAACCACGCGAGTTCCCGAGCGCGGCAGAGTCAACAACCACGCGCATCCGAGAAGACGTGTTCCTGCACTGGTCCGCTGCTAATGCAGTATCCCGAGCGGTAAGTGAATATACCGCCCAGGTTACGCGGTATTTCGCTATAAAATATTTTTCGATTTCATTAACCTAATGAGATAATTATGTGGGCGGAGCCTCTAGGGGTGCGCTTCCGAGCTACAAAGATCCTTGAGACGTGCATGGCTGCTACATGAAAACCGACCGACTGATACAGCGGGACACCGAGCGCAACGCGAACTGCGGGAACGCGCACGACCACTGAATCGGCACGAGGCCAGAAGATCCCACGCGAACGGCGAGCGTGCGACCAGTGCAGACCATACGAGGCACCCATAGACCTGACAAGGTTCCCCGCGAGTCCATCCGAGTTGATGGCGCGGGCATAGCAGCGCACGAGAGTAGGGCAGACCGGCGAAAGTGAACCGTGGCGATCCCACGCAGTGGGTGAAAGTGCAGCGCATCGCGCATGAGCACAGACACGACGAGCAGAAATCCGCTTCAGGGCGGGACGGAACACAGATCCCCGAAACCGTGAACGACGCAAGCGCAGACGAGACCCGGCAGAAACCGTGGGCGACTCACTGCGACGGAGAACAGACTGGACTTCCAGTTGATGCAGCCGTCAGCTTGCAATGTGCTGCGAAACAAACGACGCGCCCAGACATGCCGAGAGGACTTCTGACCGTGGATGAAGCGGAGAGGGGATAGCAACCCGAGCGCGTCGTGACTGTGTTCACTTGCGAAACACTGACGAGACGGGCGCGGACTTCTGCGCTCGTCTCGTGCCTCGCCCAAAACCGATCTGCCGTCGGGCGACTGAGGAGCAGAGCAGATCCATCATGGAGGACTTCATGTCCAAGAAAGCTGAAGCGAAGAAGCGTGCGCACGAAATCCGGAACGAGATCAAGCGTCTCGCCGAGGAACTCAAGTCGCTCCCGTACGACGAAGAGGGCAACATCAACTGGAATCTCCATCGCGCTGCCCGCGTCATCATCATGGACTGCGCCACGATCAGCGAAGCGGTGAAGTCATGAGCCGCCGCACCGTCGAAGTCCTGCAGTACGCGGGTCACGCGCACGTCGCCCGCATCACGTATGAGTCGGACTTGCGCGAGTACCGCGTGCGCATCGACAACGACCCGAAGTCCGACTACTTCACGGACACGGACATCGACGCCCGCGTCACGGGCTGGGCGATGCTCTCGCACGCGCACGAACTCGACCAGAAGGAGAACGCATGAGCATCACGCGCAAGCAGCGACAGCGCATTCTGAAAGTCGCGAAGATGATCCGAGTTCTGGTGCCAGAAGTCCAGGACATCGGCACGAAGTTTCACCCCGAGTTCGAGCAGGACTACAGCGACGACATGGATCAGGTGCGCCAGTTGCTGCGAGTCGCTGCGACGATCTGCGAGCGCTACGACTAGAAAATCCACCACGGACTTCCTGCGCAGCGCTCGTCGTGAGCGCTGCGCTTTTCAATCGGACTTCACCGATTTCCCTCACAGGAGAATCACATGACACTCACCTACTCTCAGAAACTTTCCGCCAGCCTGATGAGCAGCATCAAGAAACTTCCGAACGGATGGCGCGACACGTCGGGCGATTCGATGGGCGACTGGATGCCCAGCATGAGCACGATGGACGGCGCGTTCCAGATCTACGTGGACGACGCAGACTGCAGTTGGCAGAAGTCCGAGCGCGGCGAGGGCGGGTATTTCCGCTTCACGCTCTACGCGTGGGATCGCAGCGATCAGATCGTCGCGCAGAAAAATTCCCTCGACGAGATTCTGCGGACCGTTGAAGAACTTGAAGCATGAGAATCCGCACATATCAACTCTCACACCCAACACCGGAGCACATCATGAACCGCGAACTCTTCAGCATCAACCTTGAGACCATCAAGCAGGCCGGACTTCAGATCGACTGGGGCGGCGACCTCATTCTCATCACGCCCAACGGCGACGGAGCGATCATCGGCACGCAAGTGCACGAGACGACGGTCAAGGACTTCACCGCGCCCGAATTGCTCAGCGCTCTCGGCGCGAAGCTCGCGGGCGACTACGAAGATACGCAGAAGCAGCTCGGCATTCTGACCTGCCGCCTCGACGAAGCGCGCGACCTCGCCGAGACGAGCGCGAAGGCGAATCTGGAACGCGAAAAGGCCATCGCGAAGCTCGCGGGTCGCGTGGAGGATCTCGACTCGCAGTGGGCCGATGCTGATCTGCCCAACGTCGCCGAGTACGTCGCGAAGATCACCAGTCTCGACAGCGTCGTCGGCCGCATCTTCAAGCGCATCGACGAAGACGAGAGCGGCGCGCTCGAACTCAAGCACCGCATCAGCAAGCTGGAGGACTTCGACTACACCGAAGAGA